TACGAGGGCTTCCACCTCGACGCGGGCGGCATCTGGTGGATTCCGTGGGCGGAGGACGTATTGCAAAAGATCGCGGCGGACAAAGCGGCGGCGATGGGAGACTTTACCCAGCTTAGGCAATGGACGCAGAAGAGGCGGGCGGTCGGCTGGTCTGACAACCTGCAAGCCTCGGAAGTCACCCTAAAACCATCCGGCTACACACGCGCCGATTTCAGCGAGGGGCAAAAGATTGATGGCGAGGCAGTCCGGTTCTGCACGATTGACGCGGGCGGAGATCATTTCTGGCTAAGAATCCGCGCCTGGTGCCAGGGTGGAGAATCCAAGGGTTTGTTTTTCGGATACATCAACAGCGAGGCGGAGTGTGATGAAATCCGGGAGCGTTACGGGGTGTTACCAAAGCATACTTTTCTGGATGTTGGATTCGACCAAGAGCGCATGGCAGGGCTTATCGTGCAATACGGCTGGCAGGGCATGAAAGGGGATGGCAATAAAAAATCCGGGTGGGATTGGCCGATCAAGAGTGACCCGAACAAGAAAGAAATCCGGCTCTACTCTAAACGCTGGTATGCACTCAGCAAGGAAAAGAAGCAAGCTACCTGCTGGCACATCGCCACCGAGCCGATTCAATACATCCTACAGCGGCTCATGTCCGGAGAGGGTGCTGAATGGCTTGTCGAGGACGATGCGCCGCCATCATACGCCAAGCACCTAAACAACGAGCGGTTGGAAACAGCCAAGGATTCGCGAGGGCGGGAGGTCAAGAAGTGGACGCGCCGGGGAGCGCAGCACGGCAGGGATACGGAGGTATATCAAGTCGCCGCCGCCCTAATGTTCCGAATTTTCACACCACCAAAAACAACCGAAGATGAGTAAGAGACGCGGGGCATACCGGAGCAGGAAGCGTGAGACGAAAAAGCGTGACGACGAGCGACGGCGTGAAAGCGGAATCTACTACGAGGACGGCGTGAGAAAATGGGTTAGCATCAAGAATAGGAAGGAAATCACGATACAGCCAAACCGCAGGCTTTACATCAAGACCGAGGACATCGACCCGGAAACCGAGGCCGAGCTTGGCAACGCAATTGAGGGCAAGTCAAAAAGATTCGACCGATACGCGGCGGCACGGATGATCGTAGCGCAGGCGATGGCGAAGGGGATAATCATTGAGGGGGATGTTTGCTAAACCCTGCCCCGTTTGACTTTCGCCACCTTCGGGAAAATCCTTTCCCATGGCATCGGCATTCAGGCAAGCACAGGGCATTTTCCGGGCGATCCGTGGCAACCCGGAGCTAATCGAGGAGCAGCGGGCGGCGTATGTCGCTGCCGAACGAAGCCTTACGTCCACAACTGGCGGCATCCAGGTAGAATCCGCCACGGTCAACGGGCAATCATTTTCCGGCAAGGCGACATCAACGCCAGCCGAGCGTTTCGAGATCCTGCAAATCCTCATGGGCATGATCGACCGTGACTCTGCCGGAAACCGCACAACCATTGCCGGCTTTTTATGATACTTGACCAATACGGAAACGCCACATCCTCCTATTCCCGCCGACCATCACGCCACGCTAACCTTGGTGGGGGAGATAGGCCGAGCGAGTCAAGGAATCTGCGCGACCTGCACAAGGTTGTAACGAAGTATGACCGTCAGACGCTTGTTTCAGCGAGCCGCACGCTTTACCTTAACAGCCCGTTGATGGTCGGCGCATCCAACCAGATCGGGATTTACTCGGTCGGCAACGCATGGCTTCCAACCTACAAGGGCGACGATAAGGCGTTCGGAGACAAGGCGAAATACTGGCTCAAGGACGAGTGGTATTCGATCTGCAATATCATCGGAGACGTTGCGGATTTCACATCCGACATGTTCGTTGATTCGGTTTCGCTAGACCGTGACGGAGAGGTTTTCGAGTATTCCACCAAGTCTCCGAACGGGTATCCACAGATTCAACAAATCCCATCGCATCGCATTGAAAGCGGAGGACTTGCGGACGGCATCTTGCGTGATGGGAGGTATAAGGGTTATGATCTATACGACGGAATCGTCTATTTCCCAAACACCTCAATCCCGGTCGCTTACTCCCTTTGCGACGTTGATAGACGGCACAAGCAGTTCATCGAAAAGAAGTTCATCCTCCACATTTTCGACCGCTACTGGCCGGAGCAACGCCGGGGTCTGCCCCTTTTCTGGCATTCACTGAACAACCTGCGCGACATCCTCCAGAGCGAGGAATGGGAGCGCATGAACCTGCTCTCCATGTCGTCTCTCAACTATACGATTGAGAACGAATCCGGCGGCCCCGACATGGACGAGCCAGGATACGAGCCAGCTACCGAATGCGGTAAGCTCGCCGTGGAATATCTCCAAGGCGGGCGCATCACCTACGCGACGGCAGGGGCTGGCGAGAAGATCACGCAGCACCAGAACTTCCGCCCCGGCAACCCTTGGCATGAGTTTTATGACATGCAGGCGCGGCAATGTTTGATCGGAGCAAGCCTCCCTGCATCGCTTTGGAAGCCATCTGGACAAGGCACCGCCGAACGCGCCGACATTGGCAAGGCTTGCCGCTTTGTCGAAGATCGCCAATCCATGCTTGAGAAGATCGCGAAGTGGAGAGTCACCAAGGCTATCGCATGGGCAATGGAAGCCGGGCGCATTCCGAAGTCGGATGAATGGTGGAAGTGGGAATTTACTAAGCCGCCAAAACTCACGATTGACGATGGCCGCAGCCTAAAAGAGAAGATGGAGCTTTACGATAAAGGGCTAGTCAACGCCACCGCCGTTATGGGTGAGCTTTCCACCGATTACGAGGAAACCATCCGCGAGCGGGCGCGTGAGGAGGCTATGCGCCTTGTTGCCGTCCGTGAGATCGGCGCGGAATACGGCGTGGAGATCGACCCCCGCAGCGTGAGACTTTTAACTTCAAACGAGCAACCAATCCAACCCACAGAAGAATGATCACCATCGAAAACAAAGCAGGAAAAGTGAAACTGAATGAAGCTGTCACACAGGACAGCATCAAACGCATGATTGATGAGATCGGCAAAATGTTCGGAGCCGCAGCAGTAGCTGAAGGCGCGGACTTTGGCGAGATTATGAACGCGGCAGAGAATGCCGTTGATGTTCTCGACATCGAGATCAACAGCCCGGGCGGCAGCGTGTTTGATGGATACAAAATCTATCAGGAAATCCGCTCGCTTCGGGATCGTGGCGTAGTTGTCAATGCCTGCATCACCGGAATGGCCGCGAGCATGGCAAGTGTCATCGCTATGGCAGCGGATAAAATCTCCATTGTTAAGCACGGGCGCATGATGATCCATGACGCATCCAGCGCAGCGCAAGGCAACGCGGAATCACTCCGTAAGACCGCTGACCTACTAGACGGAATCAGTGGAGACATTGCCGATATTTACGCCGAGCGCACGGGTATTGATAAGGAAGAAGTCCGCGAAATGATGAAGCGTGAAACATGGATGACCGCTCGCGAAAGCATTGCAAACGGATTTGTTGACGAGGTGGTCGGGGAGCAAGTTGACATTCGCCAAGCATCAGCGGATTCTTCGCATATGAGCTTTCTTAATCGCCTCACGAACCCATCTTCCGAAGAGTCTATCGAACGCATTGCTGCGCTTGAAGCCGACATCACCGCGCAAGCCGCTGACTACCAGGTCAAGCTAGACGCAGCCGAAGCCGCTTTGCAAGAAGCCGCCCAGCTCAGCACCGAAAACGTGGAGCTTCGCATTCAGGCAGAGCTTGTCCCAAGCCTCCAGGCGAAGATCATCGAACTGGAAGCAGCAAACACCATCAACGCCGAAAAGATCGACAACGCAGCCGCACAAAAGCTCGCCGCGATGGGTCACGGCGAGCCGCTTGATCTTGGTGCGCAAAATCCAACTGATAAGATCAGCTCCAAAACGCTTACTGAGTTCCGCGAGTTACAACCGCACGCTCAAATGGCCTTCATTAGGGGCGGAGGCAAGCTTATTGACTAAACAATCTCACAAACAATCTAAAAACAAACGACCATGGCTAATACCCTTACAGACCTAGTATCAGACTCCTTCGCCGCGCTTGACGTGGTTTCTCGCGAACTCGTCGGATTTGTTCCGTCGGTTACTCGCGACGCAAGCGTTGATCGCGTTGCGCTCAACCAAACCGTTCGCGTTCCAAAGTCTCGCGCAAATTCGGCGGGGCGTGACATTACGCCTGCTATGGCGTTCCCGGCTGCTAACGACCAAACTGTTGACAATTCCGGGCTTACTATCACAAAGGTTCGCGCATTCCCTTTCTCTTGGACTGGTGAAGAGCGTTACACTCTCGACCGTGGCCCCGGAGCATTGACCGTTTCACAAGGATGGATCGCACAAGCTCTTCGCGCTGCCGTCAATGAGGTGGAAACCGACATCGCAACCGCAGCGTATCTCGGTGCATCCCGCGCATTCGGCATAGCTGGGACAACCCCATTCGCTTCCGATCTTGGTGCATCCGCCCAGATGAAGAAAATCCTCGACGACAACGGCGCACCCGGAACCGGACGATCGCTGGTGATCAACACCACCGCTGGTGCATCGCTTCGCACGCTTCTGAATAACCCGCTGAACGCAAATACATCACTCAACGGGGATTCCACCCGCCAAGGAATGATCATGGATGTCAACGGATTCAAATTCCGCGAATCCGCGCAAGTTCCAACAGTTGCAGCTGGAGCAATGGCATCCGCCACCAGCACAAACGCCGCGTTTACTGTTGGGCAGACGGTTATTCCGCTTGCTACCGCAGGAACCGGAGTGGTTGCCGCTGGTGATATCATCACCTTCGCAAACGACACCAACAAGTATGTCGTCGCATCGGTTAGCTTTGCGGGTGCGAACCCAGCATCGGGCGACACCATCACGCTTGCCGCCCCGGGACTGCGTGTGGCTCAGTCCGCCGCTACCCGTGCAATCACTGTGGTTTCCACCAGCGCCCGCAGTGCGGGATTCAGCGAAAACGCCATCGTGCTAGCCGCTCGGCTCCCCGAGGTTGACCCTGACGGCGATCTTGCCGCTATGCGCGAAACGATCACTGACCCTGTTTCAGGTCTTTCTTTCGAGATCGCGGCGTATCCGGGATACCGCATGATGACCTATGAAGTATCGCTCGCTTGGGGCGTTAAGGTCATCAAGCCCGAACACCTCGCTGTTCTCCTCGGCTAATCTCCCGGCATCTGTTGTATTTGTTTACTCATTGCAGTCCGCCCCGCATACAACCATGCGGGGCGGATTTGTTTTGACCTGTTTTGACATTCGCCGGGATACACGCAACCCTAGCGCATGTCCATCCTGAGCGAGTTCATTTCCTCCGTTGCTCCAATCGCCAGAGCCGTGATTGGAGCGGAGACGCTATCCATTGCGGGCGGAACAGCAATCAGCGGGACGTTCAACGAGGCTCGCCATTCACGCGATTACGAGGAAGGCGGATTTGATCGGGATGCGATGATGGATTTCGTGGTCGAGACAGCAACATTCGCATCGGCCTATGCCGGATCGGTAACGGACTACCTAGGCAAAGCGGCGACCGCAAGGGACGATTCATGGCGCGTTTCATCCATCAGCAAGGGCGCGTTTTTCGTCACGGTGGGATTGGTTTCAACGAACAAATCGGCATGATATCCGGAAAGATCGACACCCGTGAACTAGACCGGCAGATGCGATCCCTCGCCGCTGATTTCGGTGATACAAATGAAACCGCAATCGCACGCTGGGGCGTGGCAACATGCCGCTCGCTTGTCAAGGGGACGCAGGCTTGGGGAGATGACACCGACGCAAAGAAGAACCAGGAAGCATCTATCAAAAAAGATGCAAACAGGGCGGTTTACAGCGTGAGCAAGGCTGCATACGTCAACGGCGTGGCATCCGGCAAGTTGTCCGGTCTGGTTATCAACGGTTCGCTTGTGACATTCACGCCGGATCGCATATTGAAAACCCCGCAGGAAATCAACGCATTCATCGAGCGCAAGCGAACCGGGAAAAACAACCGCGTGCCGACAATGAAGCGGAATGACAAGGCCATCACTTCCGTTCCGGCAATGAACAAAGCGTTGCGCATCCGTTTCAAGAAATCCGGGGAGGCAAAGGGCGGATGGATCGGAGCCGGTATATCAATCGGCGCGAAGCAACGCAAAGGATCACGCATCACGATTGGAAAGAACGTGGCAGGCTATGCTCACAAGTTCAAGGGAGGTGGCACATCGAGGCTCACCCGCTCGCAATGGAACCCCATCGGGAAGATCATCAATAACATCCCGTATGTTTCAACCAATTACGTTTTGAAGAAATCGGACGCTATCGACGCAATCAACAACGGCGGTAAAATGACGGTGAAATGGTATGAATCCGCCATCAGGGCAAAACTCAAACGAAAAAAAAGATGACCACTGACAAACTACTAGACGCATGGAAACGATGGGTGCAACGCGGAACATCGCTTCCCGTGGCGATGCGCGACGATGCAACCGTGAAGCAATACCCCGGAATCTATATCGAGGGCGACAGCGCATCCAGGTTTGAATCAGGCGGGGTGCAGGATAGTAATACCTTCACCATCGAATGGGACACGAAGCTCGTAACAACCCCCGGCGAGGACGCGCAGCAAGCGACAAGCAAGCTGGCACATGGGGGCCTGCGTGATGCAATCTCCGAGCATATCGAATCTTGCCAAGCGGAGCCGTGGATGGATAGCCAAATTGGAATCCGTGTTTTCCAGCTACTCATAAACACTCCAGAGACAAGCGAGGAGGACGGCTATCGGGTGACGACATGGAAGGGATCTGCGGTCGCTTGCGTAATTTGACTTTCGCCACGGTTCGCGGGAATCTTTTGGCATGGCTGCACGCAACTTTTCCCTATCCCGTTTTGGCACCGTTGATGAGTCTTCGGCAACAGGTCTTTTCCTTGGTGAAATTACCTATGATTACCAGTCCGATAAGGTTGACATCAAGAACCACATCAGTTCAACGGTTGGATTCACTCTCGCCGACCCAAGGACGGACGTTAAGCTTTCCGGCGTAGTCACAACCAAGACGGCTGGATTCACCCCGGCCATTGCGTCGGTTCTTACGCTAGCCAATAGCTCTGCTGACACACTTTCTCTTAACTCCAAGGGAATCTTTGGAACCCCGGTAGGAAACGCCGGAGTGGTCGTCTATGCCGCAATGCTCAAGCGCGTGAACGGCGATTTCGAGACTGGAGATTGCTCCGGGATTTTCCATCCCGAGACTGTTACGAACGCTCCGGTTAGCCTTACCTGATCCATAACACCATGAAATATGACACCGCAACTCTCTACCCATCGAACGGGCGACATTAACTTTTTTGCCGCTTGCATGAGCATCGGCATAGCACCGGACTTGATCGAGCCGTCCGAGGTCATCCAATCCGATGATGGGCATGACTACCTATCGTTTCGGCTTAACTCGGCTTCTGAATGCGGACAATACGTGACCCAGGAAATGAATCGCGCATGGAGCAAACCAGACCATTTCCGGCGTGAGTTCCCATCGCATCCGTTTGTAATGGTTATGGATTTCGCCAAGTATGCACGCGGAGCTAAG